GAGATGACTGTAGCTGTTGCGTTAACGCCTGAAGAGCAAGCTCAAGAAGCTCAGATGCTTTTAAGTTTGGATCAGCAGTTTACTATGAATCCACAAGACCCATCCCTCGGAGGAATGTACGGTGCGTCACAGCGACACGCTATGCTCAGCAGAGCTTTTGAGTTGTTGAATATTAAGTCAGCAGATATGTACCTATTTAATCCTAACAGTCCTGAGTTCCAGCAGATGCAACAGCAGCAGCAGCAAGCGCAGCAAGAGGCTGAATTAAAACAGCAGCAACAACTTGAGTTTAATGCAGATATTACCTCAAGACAGGTAAGCGTGATGGAGGGGCAGCTTGAGCTAGATGTTATGAAAGAGCAGCACAAGATGGTTCTTGACACTTATAAGCAAGAGCATGTTGAGGAAGAGAAAGACAGCCGACTACTAATGGATGTGGAGAAGCAAAACCACGACATGGAGATGAGCGAGAAAGAACTGGCTTTAGAAAAAGTTCAAAACAGAAACGTGAGCATAGGTTAAGCGATGAGTATTGATCAAAAAGCACTTGAAGAGTTCGTTAAAAAAGCGGCTCAAAAAAAGTTCTCAAAGAAAAAGACGCGGAAACAAGCGTTCGACGATTTCCAGAAATGGAAAGACGGCAAGGTAGATAAGGACACAACGCTACCAAGGCCACCCACGAGAATACGTTGAGTATTCTTTTAAACTAACCACATATGTGGAGTTACAAAATGACAAATGAAACCGTAATCGAAGACAATATGGGCGAAATGGCTGAACAGGCTGCATCCGCAAAACAAATGCTAGACAACAACAGTTTTAACGCAGCTTTTGACGCGTTAAACAGTAGTTTAGTGCAGCAGATTATAGCCACACCCCCGGAAGCAAGCGAAGAGCGTGAGCGTCTATATATGATGATCAAGGCTGGTCAGATGTTTGTACAGCAGCTTGCTGGGTTAATTAACAACTACGAGTTGGCAAACCAACAAGAAGTAGAGTAAAATAGGAGTTAAGCGATGTCAGAAGAGCAAACCGCACCGGACTCACCTGAAGTCGATAATAGCGACATTATCTCAAGACTTACGGCTGTACTGGAGTCAGACGACCAAACCGAAGAGCCTAGTAACGAGGAAGATGTAGTCGAGGAGACTACTGACGAAGTAATCGAAGAGGATCAGGAATTTGAGCAAGAAGACGAGTTATCAGAGGAGGTCGATGAAGAAGACCCAACCGACGAAGACGCGGAAGAAAGCGAAAAAGAACCTGAGTTAATAACTGAGGGCACGATTGAGGTAGATGGCGAGAAACTATCTGTCGAAGAGATCAAACTGGGTTATTTACGCCAAGGCGATTACACCAAGAAGACGCAAGCTGTTGCCGAACAGCGTAAGGCCGCTGAAGATCAAACCAAGTCTTACGAATCCACACTTAGCGCCCTCTTAACTGCTGCCGGAGCAGACCTTTCACGATTCGACAATGTGAATTGGGAGCAAGCAGCGGTTGAAAACCCTGATCAATACAAGCAAGCAAAGGCTATGTATGAGCAGACGCAGCAGACATTTAATTTTATTAAGTCTCAAGCGGATGATCATCAACAGCGGGTTCAAGATCAACAACAGGCAATGGTTAAAGAAAAAGCTGCCGAAAGTCTGACTGTTTTGAAGTCTACAATCCCCAACTGGAACAATGACGTGTATTACTCTATTGGAGAGTACGCCAGAGACACTTTAGGTGTGTCTAGCGAAGAGTTTAATGGTATTACCGATCATCGATCCATCACGGCAATGTACAAAGCTATGCAATTTGACAGGGCTAAAACGGAGACGCAAAAGAAAGTAAAAGCGTCACCGAAAAAAACTTTGTCGGGCAAGAAAAGCGAACCCAAAGACCTTGGTAGAAAAGAAACATACCGCAAAGCGCGGGAGCGTCTTAAAAAATCAGGATCAATGGAGGATGCGGTTCAAGCCCTCTTAAATCGAACCTCTTAATTAGGAAAATTGTCATGCCAACAGTAGCTAACACTTTAAAAACCTACGATCAGGTAGGTAAAAAACTCGATATCGAAGACATTATCTACGATATCTCACCCACGCTCACGCCGTTCACATCCTCTATCGGCTCTAGCGCCGCGTCAGCCACTTTACACCAGTGGCAGCAATCAGAACTTTCAGCAGTAGCGACCAACGCCGCTGTCGAGGGAGCTGATGCTGGTGCAGCATCCAACAACACTACAACCATGAAAAATGCTAACACGCAGATTTTCACTAAGGTTGTACAGTCTTCAGGAACTTCTGAGGCCGTTGGCACTTATGGTCGCTCTTCCGATTTGCAGATGAACATCGCAATGAAAGGAAAAGAACTGCGTCGTGACATCGAGCACTCATTTGTTGGTGCCGGGCAAGCGGG